GCGCGCTGTTGAGCTTGCCCTCTTTTATAAGCTGCTCCATGCGATCGAGACGCTTATTATTATTCTGTGCCGCCTTGGCTCCCTTGCTGATTTCGTCGTATACAGGCTTCGTTTCCTTATCGACGATCTCGCGCTCTTTGGCGCTCAGCTTCTCTTTATGGAGCTGATTAGACTGCTGCATGGCCGCAAGCTTTAATTTATGCTCTGGCGAGATTCGCGATGCGCGAAGTGTATCAGCGAAACTTTTTGCGCGCTCAGCCTTCTTAGGGGACTCAATAGGAGATGGCATCTGCGGCGCTTGCGCTCCCTGGGCTGAAAGCTGCTGCCCAAACGCCTCAGGAGTAATCCCCTTGCCCGAGGCGATGAGATTCTGAAGGGCCGATAGCTGGGGATTTTGCTGAGGGGCCGCTTGCTGATAGAACTGTTCCATGCCGGGCTGCTGTTGCTGCTGGGGCTCTCCGGAAAGAGCGGCAAGCGCTTCATTAAGCCCCTGTCCTTCGGCCGCAGCGAGATAGTTTTTGACCACGAGCTCTTGGAGTTTTTCAGGGAGGCTCGCAATCTGCATCGCATTTTGCTCGGGGATACCCAAAGAAGCCAGTCCCTGAGCGGTCATTTGGCGCTGCTGTCGACCAGCGAACTGGTTTAATTTATTCTGGGCTAACACATTAAGGCCTGATGATAGCCCAGTACCGAGCAGTGACCCGAAATTTGGATTTTCATTTATTATTTGAGGCATCGTCGCTCCTTATAGCAATCCGAGGTACGATAATCCGGCCAATCCGCCTAGCTGACCCAACGCAGGAGCCGCTGACTGGAAGAGACCAGGCTGAGAGGGTGAATAGGCAGACTCATACTGCGGCTGCATTCCCAGGCTTAAAAGAAGCTGCAATAGCTGGGTATTCTGGCCCTGCTGGGCAAGCCCATATTTTGACTGGAGAGCGCCGAGCCCTTCTTCGAGACCTGCGCCAGCGCGACCAAGGGCCGACTGGAATGCGCTTGATCTCTGGCCACCACCCATCGCCGTAAATCGTTCCGCAAGGCCGGGAATGGTCTGCGTCTGAAACTGAGTGCGAGCCTGCTGGGCTATGGGACCGAAGTCGAATGACCCCGGCGCCTTCCCGCCCTGCAAGAGGGAGAGAGCCTGCATGATAGATTGATTCTGCAATCCCTGCTGCTCCTGCCCAAAGCGCGGGAAGAGTAATGTTTTGGGATCGTAGCCCGTGAGGAAGTTCCCACCGCCGCCATAAGTCTTGGCTCCAGGAGCTTGCGCGGGCTGGTTCGATGTTCCACGGCCCCCTAAATAACCTGCTAATGCACCACCCGCTGCCCCAAGGGCTAACGGTATTAATGGAAATGGCATATGCTTCCTTTCCTAAAGTTTTCATTCCAGTCCCACATCATAATTACGTCACATCGGTTTTACAATAATTACTGCCTGATATACTCCAGGATCACATAACACACGTCAAAGTTAGTCCTATTTGAGCCAGTTGCTATGTTCACATTCACTGCATCAACGTAGAGCTCTATATTATTGGCCAGGACGGGCGAAGCATAGGGTATGGGTATATACGTATGCCCAACCGTATCTGACGCAGTAGCGTAGATCCTGGTGAATGTATAATCGTTATTGATCGGAATTCCATGCGCCACAGACTTGAGGCCTGTATTGGGGAGCCCGCCGAAGTTAATTACCTTCCTGAGCACCTGTCTAAAGACGGGAGCGGAGGTGGTCTGAGAATCTAAAAGAGGGTTAGGGAAGAAGAGCTGGCCATTTACGAACTCAGAGGTATTATAATATCCCGCGTCACGTAAATTCAAGGATATCGCGATATTATTTATATTCTGGTACAAGCGGACGAGTAGCTCTTTAAATTCAGGGCTTTTTACATCGACCTGGTATAACTCGGCGACATCCCAGACGTTCGTCGTTGGGACAAATGCACCGTAACTATTGGGATTCGCCATTATTGTAACCTCGTGCTTACGGCCATGGTATGGAGAACTAGTCCTTCAAGCTCGAAATCGGCGAATGCGATCTCGGGATTTGAGATCTGCTTATCGCTGAAATAGAACTGAAGCTGAATACAATCGCCCTCTGTCTGGAAATAGACTGGATGCCAGAGCTTTTCCTGGTAGGCTTCGAGCGGATAAAAGACAGGATCATAGGGGAAGGTCTCAAGGACGCCGGTACCCATGATCGCGCCCGTTTGCTTAGCGGCATAGAGCATCGGCACAAAGGAAGATGAGGGGTAGTAATCTACCGTAATCTCACCCGTTGGTGTCTTCTGAACGCCAAAATCTATCTTCGCTAGGTAGACGTTCATGCCCTTCTTATCGTACGGGTTCCACTGCTTACTCTGTATGGTGATATTAGAGACGCGGGTAATATAGCCGCCCCCTGTATAGGTTCCGGTGAAATGGGACGGGACGGTTGATGAGAAAACACGAACAGTATTGGTATCTATAATCCTCGCCACATTCCAGATGATGTTATTAACGCCCGTGACCCCCTGAGCGCCCTCTATCATGATGTAATCGTCGATATTAAGCGTATGGTCTATGATCGTCAGATCAATGCCAGAAGGGGCGACGTTCGCCATATCGGTCAGCTGCATTGCTCGGGCATTTCTACCCAGGTCTGCATCCACGATAAAGACGAACCCTTCCTGATTCCCAGCTATTACCTGCCTAAATTGCGCAGCAGTTGTTCCGCTAGCCCAGGTAAAGTCCGCTTCCTCCCAGGTTTCCGTGGTAGAAGACCAGGTGACTCCGTCTTGCTGCTCAAAATAGCCGAAAGCTGTAATGCAATCATCATTAAACGACCAAGTGCCAGTGCGATAATTATAAACGAGTACTCTAGTAGGGTAGACCTCCGAGGGATTCTGATAGGTTGCGGGGAAGGTCCAATAGACCATCTCTACATAGTAGTCGCGTATCCCTGCGACGCGAGAAACGCCTTCTCTCTTATCAACGATCTGGAAAACTTGGTCAGGAATATCGTTATCGATACGCTCGACGTTCGCACCGTTACAGGCGTGGACGCCCGTATTCCCGATGGTTAAGATCACCTTATCGAAAGGGACTGTAGAAAAGGTAGATTCTGAGCCAAGCTCTGTATTAATTTTTTGCCATAAGAATGGCTGGATCTGGTTGCCCGTATAGACCAACTCCCAGGTGCTACGCTCAAAGTAGACGATCAGCCTGTCCTTAATGAACTCAGCGCTGATAATCGCCTCTTCAGTCGTCGCATCGATGAATCCCGCACCGTCAGCAGTAAGCTGGTTGGGCTCGAGCCACGCATTAGCGGCCAATGGGCTTCCGTTATGGGAAAATCTGCAGCGGTTCACGAAGGAGGTATTCGTCGTGCCACCCGCATCCTGCTCGATAGTATTGAGGAGTAAGAGCCGGTCCTTAAAGGGAATGATGATGCGCGCTGTCTGCACGAAGTCACCAGCCGTCAGGAAGATCGTAAGCGCGGAGAAATCTGCCCAGACGGTACCGTTGAAGTACCACATAGGGTCGTCACTAGCGCCAGGGGCGCCTATCGTCGCATTAAAATTGGTGACGAAGAGTACGACGTTATCGGCAGTTATGCCATCCCAGTTATAGGACCAGAAGAAGTTGGTGTTATCGCCATGCCAGATAGGAGTAACACCAGTCCCTGATCGCTGCCAGGCGCCACCCGAGAAGACGTATGCAAACTGGGTATCGAAGCCGTAGGACGGTTGGTCGTTAATAGGGCCGAACTCATAGTTGGTGAGCCCCATAACGGGTTCAGCCGAATAGAAATAGATTTGGGTAAGGGCCGGAGCGCCCACAAAGACATAGTTGCCATTGGAAGTATCATAAGTGGCAGTTGGAGTCACCGTAGTAGCGAGCATCGTGGCGGGGGTGCCAGCGACATTTACGGTATACATTACGGTGCCAATAGAGAACATCTGGCCCACCTTAAAGATATCGCCAGGGACTGTTCCTGTTGCGTTTCCGCCCGCATCGGTGATGCCAACTGCGGCGCCACCCTCAAGTGCTATCCTGAAGCGGGAGAAGAGTGGCTCAACGGCAGCGCTTGGCCAGCCACTTCCCATAAAGCGAGAGCCGAATCGTTTACGCACGCGGCCACGAAACAGGTATGCATTATTCAATTGGGCGAAGGCGTCATCGGAGATGAGCCATGGCCTCATGTTAGTTTGCAGCCCTGAGCTCAGAGGCGCGATAAGAAAACGATCGTATGCCATATTAGTATCCTATGACAAGATATTGGAATCCACCCACCGCTGCGCCCGTGGTAGTCCTGCTCGATATATAGACCTGGAATTGCGTAGGGCTCAGGATGCTCGCAAGCCTGACAGCGAAGTTAACATCGCCCGCCGAGGTATTATATGCCGTTACCATCACCGATAATATCTGGGTGAGCGCTGGACCATTTGCAGCATTGGCCGCCAGAGTAACCGTCGCAAGACCGCTGAAGCCCGTGAAATTACCCCATCGCAAGACGATCCCCGACGGAAGTAGTGTCCATCCAGGAGTATTTTGAGCAGGCGCAGAATTAGAGCTTAAAATGGAGGCCGTTGCGGGTACTTGGACTACCGTCGCCTGATTAGTCTTATTAATGAACAGTTCGTTTTGGGTCGTCAGTGCATATGCGGCATTATAGAGACCTAATTCGCCAGCGAGGAATCCTGATCCGGCTGGAGGAGTTGCGCCCTGGAGAGGCAGCGTCACCCATTTATGCTTACCCGCATCCGCTGCAGCAAAGTCCACATGGTTGATATCGATCAGCGCCTGTATAGCGCCGAAGTTATTTAAGAGGTTCCCCTGTGATACGGAAAGTAGATCCGTAGGCTGAGGAATATTGGGATTATAATCTGATGGTACTGGCATCGTTATCCTTTCTTAGAATGGTCCGCCGCCCCAGCCCCATCCGCCTCCGCCAGGACCGAATCCGGTCTGTTCGGTGTAGATGGTCGCGGTTCGTTCATTGGTATACTGGACAACCGTTCTGCGCAAGCAGAGCCGTTCTTGTGTCTTAAATTCAGGCATGATCGCCTGTACGCTCTCCATATCCATACGATCTTCGAATATCTTCTTAGCGGCGCCATAGGCGATATACTGCCACCATTCTTCCAGTTGAGGAGTAGAGGTGGTTTCCATAAGGAAGGTCGGCGCTACGTAGCACTCGAAGTTAATTTGATACGGTTGGTCGGGTACGGGGCGTAAAAAGAAGGTGTTGTCGTAATAGAGCAACGCCTGAGGTAACGCCACGATCTGTGGAACTGTCTGGCTATTGATAGGCTGCCCTACTCCGGGTGCGGTCGGGAAGGTAATGGTAAAGGCGCCAGTCACATAGTTAACGTTATTTATAGGATTTACCACGGTCGGAGGGGTGGTCGGCTGAAAGCCAGGCACATAGAGATTCCCCACCGTCGTCGGATTACCAGTGGTAGTGCTTACTACGGGCACGTCAACGAGCGCGAGCCCTGCGTTACTCACATCGATAGAGCTGAAGAGCACGTTATTCTGGAGGAGCGTAGTAGTCTGGTTGGCGAGCGAGGGATTTACGAAGTTAGGGCCCGTGTTATTGGTAATTACTCCCGTGTAGCTCGTAGTAACACCATCGCCAGTAGTGCCAATAGACAGGATGCTGTTAGTAAGGGGATAAATACCGAAAAACTGTTCGCGCGACTGAGAAAAAAATGACTGATAACCGGCAATATACACAGGGTCATGGATGGTCAAGTATCGATTTTGAAAGTTATATAGTTGGTTAGTGGTAACGCCCGCGAATGATATCTCATCAGTAGGATATCGATCCTGGAACGAGTTACACCAGAACTTAAATGTGGTGCGCAGATTGAACATGCGCAACTGCTCTGGGAAGTCATATACCACAAACGTGTTAATATAGTTATTGAGATCATCGTCGGTCAATTGGTTCTGGGACGGCGACCTAGTAAGCCGTCTCACTTTGACCTGGATCGAGGCGAGGGTATTGCCGGGAGGATTAATTGGCATGAGTACTCCTATGGGAAAGGCAGAACATTAACGGTCGCCGCCTGAAGGGTTTCATCCACTTCTCCGATCGGCACTACCTGCGCGCATATATTCACCGCTGGTGGCGGTGATCCTGGTATGGCGAATGCATCAAAGTCGGTGCTATCTATCGGGATAGTAAACGTAGTAGGACTCGTTACGAGAATCGGACCTGTTAGCTGGTCAGCTTGCTGCATGCCATCTGCTGGCGGGATATCTAACCGCACAATGGTCCCATCTTTATACTGATGGGCAAAGGTGGTCGTCACAGTCATCGGAAACGACTGCGTAATCGCTGCGATCAGGCGCATAGCTGGCTGAAAGATCGGGTTCGGATTTGCGTAACAACGAGGCATCTTAGATTCCTGCGGTTTCTACGGTTACAATTTCAGGGGTTCCCACTGCGGAAAGATCGTCGATATCAACGAACTCTAAGCTTTGGAAGCTACAGCGGCGCACCTTCTGTCCGATTTTCATCGTAGGGCGTCCGTTTTCGTCCATCGCATAGGCGTGCACTGGATACCAGCAGTTCTTATTCAGATGCTTAGCGACCCCTAAAGGAAGGGTGTAGATCTCGCCGTCAACTAAGTCGAAGCGCTCAATCTCGTCCTCTTTATAGGCCTTGTATACAAAGCTCATGAGTCCGCCTGGTACTTCATGGAAGATGAACTTACCGCGCACTGGCTCACGGTCCTTATCGCGCATATAGCGAAGATTAGGGCGTGCTGCTTTATCGGTTGTTCTCGTTACTCGTGACATAGTTCTCCTTTTTAGACGGGAGGGAGGAGAGTCCATCCGTTATAAACAAACTCCCTCCCGAATGTACAAACGTAGTATTGCTATTACGTGTTAAATGACTTACCAACTTTCCAGAAGATAAGGTCACCATTTTGTCCGGCAGGAGAATCTATCCCTGCGGCTAACTTAATACCAATGAAGCCGGTGTTAACGGTGGCATCATTGAGCAAGTTAGGATCGGAGTTTACTGCATTCGCTTCTTCGCCAAGCGGAGCCACAATCGCCGGTGTAAACGGTATTGCTGCTGCAAGTGGGAATCTGAATGCGGTGAATCCGGTCGAATCTACGTTAATCGTGAACGTGTCTGCTGTTACTGCAACGACGTCGACTGCGAGATTGTCCATCTCGATCATGCCGAAGGCTGCAGGAACGTGCATACGCAGTTCTTGGCCAACCGTATATCCGTGATCAACGCTCGTCGTAACCACAGCTTGTGCAGCCTGTGAGATATTAACGATGAAGCGTCGGGTAGGATAAAATAGTGGATCAAACGCGATTCTGCGATAGAATCCGCCAGTACCAGCTGCTCCGGGAGCGTTAGCCAATGTGTTGGCGAGGCGGAAAGTACCGCCGCCGACAGCATCGATTGAGAAGTCGTAACCGCTCAAGTTTAGCTGGCCAGGCACATTGATAAGACGCACCACGTCGCCATCCGAAAGTCCGGCGATGTTTGCTGTTACCACTGGGCGTGTAGCGTTCGTTGAGGCAGCAACTGCAACTGCTGGTCCGTTAGGATTCAATGAAGAATCTACGAGTACGAAGTTATTCGCAGCCGTTGGGACTAGGTTAACTGCCGTCGCGGCGCCGTTCGATTGAGATTCGATACCGATACCGTTAGGCATGCCTAATTGCCACTGGAATTCATAGCCAGTGTCAGCGGCGTTAGCCTGTATTTGGGTAAAGTTAATGAGTTCGATCCAGTCTACGCCAGAGCGGACATTCAGCGTAACCGCTGCGCCGTTAGCCGTGAAGAATCCTTGCTGAATTATTGTTCCGTCCATGTCATCTCCTTAAGCAAGTGTGGCACGAAGGTTCAATACCCAAAGATCGTTCGTGATCCTTGGAACTTCAGCAAATTTATAGCCGACCGATACGTTCAGGGCCAATGGTCCGTCGTAGATAGGTGGGCGATAAATGAACGAAGCGCTGTATCCGTCTTGTTCGATACAGGCGTATGCCTCCATACCAACACAGAATATGTTGTATACGTTAGCGCCGAGCATCGAAGCATTAGCGGTTACAGAACCGATTGAAGAGATAAGGAAGCGTAGGTTTCCTATCGCACCCCATTCTGAACGGAGAGCGTTCATAGGTGCTGGATACTGGTTCTTCTGAATGAAGCCAGCTACGTTGTCCAAGTTTCCGGTCAAGTTCGTTGAGCAGAGTGCGAAATAGGCATCTCGAACTGGCGCTGTACCGAACTTATCCTCACCCTCGATGTTATCCATGATCGTGTAGGCGTTGTTATTTAACAGCGCGCGCACAACCGTGTCTACGTCGGAGCGGGTAATTTCCGTTGGGTTATCGCCGTTTACGCCGCCCGTACAGTTAATGAAGGCAGCGGTACCTGCGAGCATGTCGCGGGTAAGCTGATCTTCGGTCTGACGGAGGGAAACACCAAGACGTGCTGCACATTCGTTCAACACTGGATCTTGGTTCTGGAGGGTTACCTGTTCGTTAATTTGAACATAGGTTCCATAAAAGCTGATCTTCGCATCGATATCCACTGCGGTTAGGTTTTGCGCAGGAGGTGTAACCCCTGTGTTTCCGAGTGGTACCATTGCTGTATTCAGCGGATTATACCTACGCATACGCATCGTTGTACCACCATTACGGGGCATCGTTTTGAGCATGGCAGGTATTTTATGGATCATATTCGGTACTGGTACGCTGAGGAGCTTATAATTAAAGCTCTGCTGCACTGGGGCAGGCAACGTACTGGTCGTTGTGATCGCCATAGTTATCCTTGCGAATAAAGTATATCTAAGCTGGCAAGGCCCTTCTTGTGCCAAGGCTGGTGAGACCTATACACCATCGGGTTGGCGAACACCCAGTACGCCGGGTGGAGGTGCGACACTCCATACGCTACTGAAAGCTTAGGAGTAGAAACATAAATTAGGCAATATAATACCCTCGGCAGAAAGAATTGGGGGGATCTACCGAGGGCTGTGTAGTAGGCTTAGTTAGCTCGTCGAGCGGCTTGCATCTCTTTTATAAGCTGATCCTTAAGCTCGGGGGTAAGCCCATTCGCAAAAGCATTGGCTTTAGAGAGCGGCGAATCGCCCTGTTGTGGAGCAATGCTCGCAGTTGGCTTAGGCTTGAACGCGTTTTTCTGAGCAAGAGCTCGGTCTGGTTCAAGGGCACCAGTATCCTGATAAATTCCCATCTTCTTAATAATCGTGTACGCGGATGCGGCACGTGAGTATAGATCTGGTGAAGAATGGATAGTTTGAGCAATCTCAGGGTACATATCGCGCAGTGTCTCAATGTGTTCCTTCGTGACTATTTTATCGAAGTCAGGGTATTGGGCCTTGAGGCGTGTCTCAGTAGTATCTACAGAAGCCTGTTGGCGATAGCCTTTCAGTTCTTCTTCGAGCTTCCTGATCTTTTTAACAACCTTAGCAAGGTGTTTGCCCTCAGCAAGCTCATCGGGTCCAATATGAAATTCCTCATCTTCAGGCTGTGGAGCAGCTTGGGCACTCCGTGCTTCGATTTCCTGTAGTCGGCGAATGGCTTCATCTCGCTCCCTCTCAACTCGTGACGCTTTTTCGCGCAACAGACGAAGATTCTTCTCTTTATCAGTTTCCACAGGCTGTGGGACTGTAACCTGCTCAGTTGTCTCCTGATTGTCGACAACTTCTTGCGGTTCCTGAGCGAGGGTGTTCATCACCTCGTTATCGATCATGCAGTCTCCTTTATACTACTTGAGCTTGCTCGTCATATTCACTATTGAGGTGCCTACATAAGTGGTAGAGCGTCCCATCAGAGAAGGCGATTACATACTGCAGCAGCTCATGCTCCTCGGAAGAAACATGGGCTGCATTCTCCCTTAAATAAAAACAGGCCTCCCGACAGGGAATGGACCAGATAAATTCGATCTCTTCATCTTCATGTCGGTACCGATAGACCGCTTGGTCATAATTCGGGGTCGGACAGGACAGGCGGGGAACAAAATAGTTACGGAATACGTTAGGCATGAGCTTTTCGCTCTTGGTGAGCACGGTAACGAAGAAGTCGCGTGGATGTTTCTTGCGGAACTCCATGACACATTCAGTGAGCTCTTCAAGATAGTCCTCTTGCATCGCCCGCTGTTGGTCTATGACGGTGGTAACTTCTGGCTCTTTTGACATAAGGTCGAGCGCAACTTTCCCGACCGTCTCCTTAAGATCTTCCATATATTCCCTATTTCCTGTTTATTTCCCAGACTGGAAGAGACATACTGGCCCTATACTAGAAAGGCGCATATGAAAAAGCTTCTTGTGTACACAAATTGGGTACTCATAGTACTAGGCTGTAAGGCTGCCGAAGACATGCGGAGGCCATCGCCCCTGCGGCGCCTCATTACGCGATCGATTACCATAGAAGATATCGCGGCAGAGCGCGAGGCCCAGGAAGAACAGCGCAGGAAGGCCGCAGAAGAACAACTCTTGGAGCCGAATTCTCCCCCAATACCACCACTCCCCTCATTTCCCGCACCAGTATTGCCGCCCGTTGTCCTGCCAACTGTTATCGATATGCAGCCGGGCCAAGGCTCTCCTCGGCCAATGCCTCGCACTCCATCACCTGGTTCGCCGCGGGCCCCCTTCAGAAGGCTTGCTGTTGTGCCCTATTCTTCTTACCAACCTATGACTCCGCCTACAGACTCGCCCAACTCGGCAGATATGAGCCCATCGCCACGACCAGTAACGCCAGAAGATCCACATGCACGAGCTGTGGTGCGCAGTGTATTCCTGAGGTTGATGGATGATGACGCAAATGCTCACGTTCCGGAAGATGATGAGGCCCCACTATGAAGTACTTCTTTTTAGCGCTTTTCTGTGTGCTGACCGCCACAGGAGGGGAAAATGAATCACGCTGGAAGATACGCGCCATGCGTCGGGACAGTATTGTCCCCTATCCCCAGCAACCGATAACCATCGTTACCTATCCACTTCCAGATGCCTCACCCGTCTCGCTGGGCAGCGATTCTTCGCTCGATGAAGAAGAAACTGACGCGCAGCAGATAGATCAGGATTTGGACACCCTTGTGAATGAGATCCGGGTACAAGTGGCTAATGATGATGAGCCGGGCCTAAGAAGCTATCCTCGTGGAGAATCGCCTGCGCCCGTTGTTCGACAGGCTAGCCGACGCGATATTCATGCGCCTCATATCCCTGTGGTTCCTCCTCCAGGGAAGTCATTTTGGGATAAGGTATTAGAGTGGTGCTCATATGATAGAAGGGGCCGTAGATAGGGCCTGGGGGCTTGTCGAGTATCGAAAAAGGTGTACACTATCGAATGATTGCGCATGTGCGCAGTCAAAAGCAGTCTCTCCTAAACAAGGAAACCTCTATGAAGAAAAACAACCTTTTTCTTTCGATATCTCTTTTATTTCTTAGCAGCGCTTCTGCTTCTGAGATGGCACGAATTCGTGCTAAACACCTCATCGCGTCTCACGAATTGGGAGCCGTCACACTTCGACATGATGGAATGAGCTTCCATGTGCGACAGGGTGACGCGCTCCACAAAGTTGAGTCCTATGATGTAGACCCAGTGTTGCGTAAAATTAATAAATCCAACCTTGGCGCCTACCTAAAACAGGGACGGATCGGGGTTACTAAGTTAAGTGACGGGAGCTTCGCTTTGCGATCACATATGCAAGGGTTAGGTGGCGGTCCAGTTGCAGGAGCTATAGCGTACTGGCTTACAAAAAGCCTCTGCTATGGTGGCGTAGTAGCTGCGGCGGGAACGGTGGTAGTATTGCCAGCGACTGCGGCAGTAGCGACTCCGTTGCTCTTAAGCGCAGGCGGCATGTCAGCAGCGGTAGCTGGTGGTGCAGCAGTAGCGGGAACCGCTATCACTGAATTGGGATTAGCTTCAGCGGCTGGCGGGGCAGTGGTTGCATCCGTATCAGCAGGCGGCGGCATTGCGGGCGCAGTAGTAGGCATTGAATCTGCCTCTATGGGCGCCTGGGCCGTGTTCACCGCATGTCCATTCCTTCCATAAGGGAAAGCATGGATCAGCTCATCTCGGACATTATAAGAAGCACGCGATCGATTTCTGGATGGTATCTAGGGCTCATCGTGACTTCTAATGTACGACTCCTATTTGGATATGAGCCACTTCCAGCGCATTACTTCACCTCTCTGAGCACCCTTCCGGCTCTTTTCTTCGCCATATTTATCATGCCGATACTCCTGCGGCTTCTTGAGATGTATGTCCCGAAGTTCAGAAAGCAGAAGAGAGACGAAGGATGGAGTCCTTGGTAGTATAGAACCATGTGCGTTCTAGGAAAGAACAGTAAGAACCCCCGATGTTGAGTCGGGGGTTCTTACCTAAGCAGCGCAGAAGCGCGTATATATACTATCCTATTACAGGATTTCTGTCAGATATCGCGCCCAGATTGTTCTCGATCCAGCGAGCTCTATGCTCGGGAACTCGAGAAGGTCGGGTAAATTCATCAACTGTCTGACCTGATACCGTGATCACTAGATCCATGCCATCAGCCTCGAGCGCCTGGTGGAGCACATCTTCTACCATAAGCTGTGTATTTAGGAGCTGCTTCTTCACATGGGGACGGTTCTTATACATACAGTCGAGGGTCTCAACTATGAGTGCGAGGTACTCAGGATCTGTGAGTCTCAAGGCATCAACTTGCTTATTTCCCTGCACAGTCTTAATGACCCCATTTTTCACCCGCTGCTGCATCATTTCGGTATAGACACCGCTTACTACCACTGGCAGTCGCTTCGTGAATTCTGGGTCATTTAAACGCTCCTGACAGATCGCCAAGGCGCTTGACTGATTAGGAGAGAGGGATGGATTCGCTCGCAACATCTTCACGATGTCATCATATGACACGAGTGAGAGCTGATTGAAGCGAGGATAGCTGGTGAAGCGATAGTCATACGATATGGAAGCGATCAACTCGCCCTCGCGGCTGAGGATGTCGCAATTCTGGGGATTGCCAACCTGGCTCAGAAAATGCTCATACCGCTTCATAATGCCTGCGTCGCGCAGCAACTTGAAAGTAACCGCGTGGTCGAAGTGGTCATGCACGAGGAGGGAGACCTTCGAGTTACGCAATCCACTAATCGTGAGGAATCTACGATTCTTCAGGTTCTCGATGAGCGGTGTGCTCATATGTGCCACCTCTTGGATCTGTGAGAACTTATGCGCAGGAATTTCAACCTTGAGACCATGCTTCGCGGAGTAATCCAATGTCCTTGTCGGGTGTGGTTTCTGCGCAAGCTGACGATCGTCGCACGCCCTATGGCTACCCGCTGACGGTCCGTAGATTCTGACCGCTAGTTCGGGAAGCACTACGTGTTCAGACACGGCGTCGGACGCCTGGATAGCACTGTGCATTGCCACGATATCTGCTGAGCTAGCCTCGGAGACCGCTTGGTACTCCTGCCACTTCTGATCTGCGCCAGACTCGGCATCGACTCGCCGCCAGCGCTCGATGGCCGAGGGCGCATCAGGGGCAGTGAGGAGGGAGGAAGCGAGACGGTGGTGTACGATCGCGGCGGAAGAGTTACCCCGAATGAATCCGGTTCGGTTTTTTATAATATCGGAGGCCTTAAACATGCGCTCAAGGCGGTAGATATGGGAGAATTCGTCCTGTGGCATACAGACTTCTATGCCCTTAAGGCGTGCTGCACGCTTAAAGAGGAGATAGGCATCTGCCTGGACGGGAATTTGATCGATTCCGAGCGATTGTGTAATACTATCGGAGAATCGGGCGCAGTTTTTGCGCAAAGAGGTATGAAGTGACGGATGCGCTAAGAAAACGAGCGCCATCGCACTTCGGTAAGAGTAATACATGTAGAGGGAATGCCTTCTGTAGTAATGAAACTATATTGTTACTGGTATACGCTGCTTACGTATTGTGGTACACTGATAGTATTAATCAGGTACGACAGATTAAGTATACAGCATTTTAAATATTTATCAATCCATCCGGGGTGAATATGAAAGTAGAATTAGAGGCTAGGTATTATGCAGTTAATGTGGGTGTCGTAAGAGATAGGTTACAGCGGCTCAGTGAGCAGAAGTCCGGGAAGGGAGAAGGATTTCGCATTTTTCAGCGAGATCCAAGAAGACTATTGCGCAGGATTACGTGGGATATAGACCCATCGATAGGCAAGTTCTTCCGCGTAAGGGAAGTGCCTCGACACACAGAGTTTACCCTGAAATGCGTAAAGGACGCATCGTCTATTGATGGAACCTATGAGCATACCGTGAGTATACAGGGTAAGAAGCTTGATGCAATGGCGCCATTATTCCGCGCTCTCGGGCTTGGTAGAGGATCCTATCAGGAAAATGAGCGGGAAACGTGGTGCTGCGTGCGCACTGTGGATGGCATGAGGTCTGCAGATGCAGATTGTAGCGCGATAACCATTGATTACTGGCCCGGATTAAAGCCCATAGTAGAGATAGAAGTTCTCCGGGGAAGCGCGGATATGATAGATATGCTTGAGGTAGAACTGAAGCTTCCGAAGCGATTCCTTGGCGATATACCCGATATCTACGCCCAGGAATATAATATGACAAGAGAAGAATTTAATAAGATAGAGCGGCTTACTAAGTTGGACTTCCCAGAGATTCCCTTTAAATAAAAACCCCGGATGATCAGTCCGGGGCCTGCCTTGCATAATCGGGTAGTCATTTGACTATGCAAGGCGTTCAAATTATAGAGAGGATATAACGGCTCTCATAAAGTCTGCGCGGCTCTTCTTATTGTATTTTATGCCCATAGAGCTCATAATATCTTTTATCTTCTTAAGCTGAGCGGTATCGGCCTCGAAGCTGACCCGATTGCCTTCAAGTTCTGGGGTAGTCGATTCCTTGACTGGCTGTATAGTAGCCTTGGGCTTAGCGGCCATTCGCTTATATTCGGCTACGATGGCATCTTCCCATACTTTCTCTATCTGCTGACGAGCATCTCCCGCACCACGAATGACGTCGTAGTGGCGAGTCTTCTCTCCAGGCTTTACTACCTGTTGTGTCGGCCAGAGGAGCTTATATCGCCCCATCTCATCCTTGGCGATACGATATTGATAATGCTGGGCTGGGCCGTTCCAGATGAAAGTCACATAGGCGACGGTAGTTACGACGCCATCTGGTAGGTGGGTAGGCTTGGGATCTGAGAGTTCTGTGATAACGATGTTGCTGACGCCCTCTGGGAAGAGGTGCTTAAAAGAAGAGTTGGACATGGATTTCTCCGAAGTGTGGGACTACCACGTCAGAGATCCTACCCCAGTGTCCCTAAGTCGTCAATATGCGAGCTATAATTAAAACCGATATGTGCTCTGGGACTAAATAAAACCCCGGTTTTTAGGCCGGGGCTGTCAAACGCAAAACGTTTTAGGAGACGTGTAAAGCGTTACTTTTGGTGATGCGGGACATCACTTTTTTTTCTTGCGACGAGCTTCAGAAAGAGCGATAGCGATAGCTTGCTTCGGATTCTTCACTTCTGGCCCGTGCTTAGAACCACTGTGTAGCTTACCCGATTTAAATTCTTTCATCACCTTTTTGACTTTAGCTTTGCCCTTAGGGGACTTTACCTTAGCCATCTTCTCGTCACGTTTCACTTCTTTGGCCATACCTTTGCCACAGTGTGGACATTTCATAGTTTCCCCTAGTCGACTACGTCGTCGATATATGGATTTTGATAATAGGATACGATTGGCCATTCGTGATGGATAGCCTGTCGGGGACAGTTGGCCATAGCCTTCATATCGGGGCGGATCATTCCGGAATCGGCGTTTTCTTGCCGACGACGTGGATCTATACCACCGAAGAAGTCGCTCCTCGGATTCTGTACTCGCGCCAAAGCTCTGCGATCATAGGCTTCCGCCTTGCGATTCTCTACTTCGTAGACATATTCTATGTCCTTGGAGCAGGCAGCTTCCTGTTTCAGGCGGCTATTGGCTGGAGCATTGCCTTTCTTAGACTTCATGATCACCTCCTATCGAGACCTCTGAGTTTCCTCGAAGGTAAGCCTGCGATTGATCTTCTTCTGGGCGGCATCTCGCCTATAAGCTATGTTGGCTGGGACGCCAAGTATCTTATAGGCGATTTTTTTGCCTTTTCCCGGAATGCGAACCATTCCAGGCATCTTAGTACTTCTTAGGAACGTTGTGCATCGATCGTTTACGATTATCGAGATCGTCTATTTGATGATCTACGCCACGGATGGTGTCATCCAATCCTTCTGGAAGATATGGTCCAGTGTATGGATAGGCCTTAATCATCACTTCTTGTGGAAGGTTAGCGATCGCGCGATGATCTTCGTGGATCATGCCCGCATCTTCTAATTCCGAACGACGACGTTGGTCCATGCCGCCTGCATAAGGTTCTTGGAAGCGACGTTTACTTCCTTCATAGAGAGATTTCTCCATGCCTTTGCTTTCATGATAACGTTTTGCCATAGTGGCTCCTTGGTAGAAACTGCAGCCGAACTGCAAGGTTTGACCTCTAACTACCTACGCATACTTGGTAGGATGGCATCACTCTGGCAGCGTTACACGATATATACAAGAAAAAATCGCACCGGCAAAACCTCTATGAAAAAGTAAAATCCGGTGCGACCGAAAGAACACCATTGCCCATGATAAGCGCGCTCTTAATTTGTCACGCCCCATTCTATCACAATCCTCTGGATATTCCAGAAACCTCGCCGCATGCCATACGGTCGAACGATACGGCATGGGACGAGGGTCAAAGCAGAAGTACGCCTGTGCAGACAATACCTCAATAGAGGAAGAAAGATTTTATTTTCGCGAGTGCCTGGGGAATGCGGGATGTTCGTGGAAGTGAACGTTGATGGTCAGGGTCGGGACGGGATCAGACATACAGATGGGGCATTCGCAGAGATCTTCGGTGCAGCCTGGGCACTCATCTTCCATCTCGAGGCAGATCTCCTCGATAGGAATGCGACGGGGCTCAGGAGGGCGATTCTGTGCGTTATTAGCCATGATTACCAATAACATCATGCCTAAGAATAGGTTCATACTCATACTGTTCCCATAGCTCCTTGCTGGGCCTGTTTCTGCGCTTCTTGATGATTCATCGCTTGGGAGAGGTCGAGTATCTTCTTGAGCTGGTCTAGATCAAGGTGTTCAATCTCCTTCGCTGCTTTCACCAGGTTCAGTATAGCAGTATCGTGATCTTTTTCAGCAGCGGCTCTTCGCTCAATCGCTAGCGCTCGGTTCTCTTGGATTCTACTGATACGTTCAAGACCCAAGCCTTGATCAGCAGTGGCACGAGCGTGAGCCAATTCAGTACGTGCCTGCTGCTCTTGTAGAGCTGCCTGCATCTGCATCTGCTGAACTTGCATAGCCTGGTCACGATTCGCTTTAATGGTCTCAACGAGCTGCTTCTTATTCTGGATAGTAGCTGCTTCAAGTAATGTTTCATCAGGGATCGGTACTCCTACCTCACGAAGCTGTAAGAGCTGCGCAAAGTACATCTGTTTCTGTGTCGTGGTATTCAATCCTTCTTCTACCATGGCATCATATTTTCCGAAAGCCTTACTATAGAACTGGGCAGCAGGCTGCTGTCCTTCAAGGATCTTCTGGATCTTGCCCGGGGTATAGTTAGTTTGCACGAGGTCGATGAGTAGCTTCCCGAGTAATTTTTGTGCTCGATCGAGATGATCGAAGAGTACCTGAAGAGTGGTAAGACCAGCTCCCTGGCGCAACATGGAGAGTATTCCCGCCTTGTCATCTACTGCGCTGCCGAGAAGTTCTTCGTTAACGCCAGAGATCTCTTGCACTTCCTTAGCCAGCAGCTCAGACAACTGGATCATGGAAGGTGGTACCTGTGGAGGAATAATCTGCTCCACATCAGACATTTGTGCTTCTTCCTTAAGCGCAAGGCCGCGGCCCTGTCCACTCAGGAAGATGTCTTTCGGATTTACCAGTGCATTTTCTTTGTACTTAAAGCCAGAAGTGATCTGACTCTCTAAGATGTCGAGCTCGATGATGCGTCGTCGGTTGTAGAGATACTGCGCATCCCGTAGACCTCTAACCACACCCTGTATGCGCGTTGGAAAGTATGGCATCTGAGGAGCATAATAGCTAAACATAGGAACAAAAGGATATGAATCGATTCCCATCGGGTTTGGTCCATCATACATCACCTTTCCCTGCACAACGATCGCCAGATTACACGTCGGTATCTCCTGCTCGATCATAGTTACTTGGGGATACAGACGTAGGAACTGCTTCAGCGCATCGTCATTCGAATTACGCCACTCCATCACTTCGCCAGTCTGCGTGTCAGCTAGCATTTTCTGGGTCCGATAATCCCTGTACCAGTACTCATCGTAGGTCAGTAAGTTTTTCATGCCATAATTATACGACTCGGGCATGAATTGGAACTTGCCATCTCTACCCGTACCGCTGTCATTACCCATGAGTCCGAGGATCTCTTCGGTATGTTGGGGGAGGAGCGAAATACACTCGCGCTTGGTTAAGAATGAGCGCTTCCAGATGAAGTTACAGTCGGACAGGTCGGTTTTACGAAAATAGGGATCGATGAGGAAGCTGTTATATGAGCAGTTATCGACTCGAATGTTTCCGGATATTGGGTCGGAACGGTAGTCTACCCAGACATGGAGTAGGTTCATACCGGTGACGAGGGAACCCTCAAAGGACTCAGAGATGGTCTCGAGTATGCCTTCTTGGTTAGCGAGCCACATGAAGATCTTCGTAAACTGGTCAGCCGTCTCCGCGTCTGCGTTTTCCACAGGGGTAACGATGGTAGATTTACGATTGCGGCGTTGGTAGCCGCTGATCATGTTAATTACTCGCCGTATACGGTTAAAATTGAAATTCCTACGACGATTAGCAGGAAGATTCCCATAAATATCAGACCAAAGTTGCTGATCACCTGCATGAAATCTGGTGTCCGTATCAGCCTCAGCCCAGAAAGACTGGTTAATAGTAATACTCTCAGCATATGACGCCTCCATTCTTGAAAGAATTGGCTTATCACGTTCGGTGTAGTATTGCGGGCCTAACTGGGGAAAGAGCATTCTGGACCCTCATAAACTCTGCGCAGGAGAATGATTCTGCCCATAAGCTATGGAGGTCACATGAGATATGCAATAGATTATTTCAACTGTCGACAAAGTGTCCGGGGTTCAATCTGTGACATTTCGTCACGACTTCTACTTCTTGAGATCGTGATACTGTAAGGGATCATTGAGATTCCCCGCATGCTCGAGGATCTGGGCGCGAGAAAGCTTGAAGTACTCCTGAGCCTTAGCGAGTGCCTGCTCAGGGGATTCGCCCTTGCTCACCATCTTGCGCACAAAGGCGACTGCTCGGTAGAGCATGGGGTCGGTTATCCAGTCACCGGATGATTCAGAATTCTTCAGGTGATGGGATCGGGGTTCTGGGAGTGGAATATCCTCAAGGAGCATCCAGTGGGACATGTCGCGGAGTGTCTTATGCTCATTAGCGGGAAAGCCGTTTCCCCATACGGAGAGCGGCCACTTAGCGAGTGGATCCCAGGGAAAAGTCCCGGTATTCGTGAATGCGAAATAGCCGGGCTCTTTCATATTGGTCAGCAAGATGGTGACGTTAGAGGGTGGCTTAGTTCCGAGTGGGTACCACATCTGATTCCCTATACCTAGTAATTAGAATTTTCTTCCCTAAAAAACCTGGGTAAATTCTCTTTATCTCCGTATACTGCTTCACGGTAACGTTTTTCTAATTCCTGAGGGCTCGCACCATCGCGAGTCTTAGGTAAACAAATAGCGAGGTAACGTAGTGCATCAGCCCAATGGGAGGACCAGTCATGGAGTGGATAATCTTTATATACTTTTCTTTTGGAATCGTACTCTTGACGGTAATTTTCAACGGCCTTAATCAGTGGTGCACATGCGACCTCGTCAACCCAGATCTTACTCAGCGCACTACGCACCGCCTCTATACCATCCACAACGGAAAGATCCGGTGCTACTGTAAACGCAATACCTAATTGCCGAGCCTTCTCGAGCCGGGTCATTCCTGTCCCGAACTCTTTGACCTTAATATCATGCGGGGCGAAATGCCTCCCGTATGAATAGGGTTTATTCTGCAGCACCTTCGCATAGTGCTCAAGTCCCTCTTTATTCTTCTCATAGCAGTCGATGATGCGTATCGTCTGACCAATGGTCTGAAAGAAGATGATGGTAGTTGAATCCCGCACCCCCAAGTCCCACGCAGTATGCACTTTAAATCCTGCCTCCCAAGGCACCATCCCGATCTGTCCCTTCACCCGCATGCGATCTAAGTACTTGGCATAGTACGATCCCTCAACGCCCATGGTGAACGAGGTATAATACTCCTGCTGTATCAGATCATCGGACATGATCCCCTCAGCCTTCTCCTTCTCTATTTCATAAAGCGGGATGTGTTGGGTATCATCAACGGTAAGCTTTAAACAGAACCACTCCTTCGACTGAACGGCAATCTGATATAACTCCCATAGGTGATTCTTGCCCCGCGGCGTGGAGAGAAAGAGAGCCCATCCCTGGTTCGCCGTGAGAATGGGACGGATATATTGGTACGCCCTCGGATCCTGAAGAGAGTATTCCGAGAAAATAACACCCCTCGGGTTAGTACCCATAAGGGAATCGAAATTATCAGAACCAACGAGCTGTATCAGTGACTGGTTGGAGAGCTTTATCTTCATCTCTTGTGAGTTTTTAGACTCGATCAGTTCTTCGGGTATGTAGTCGAGAAATCGCTGGCCATCATTGGTCATCGAATCCCAGATCACCTTTTTGGCCTGGGAATAGGTAGGAAAGACGTAGTAGTAGACGCCCACGTTACGGAGTGCTTGCCGAAGGCATAGGTTAAATGCACAGACATCCTTTCCTGCTCGGCGCGGAAGAATAGCCAGTACCCGTTTATAGCCCTTGTTCTCAATGGCGTCAAAAATGGGGAGCTGGTATTCTCTCGGCTTAAAGCGGGAGAGTTTAATGGTCGTTTCTACGCTCATATGTATTTTAATTCCTATCTCTGCATCTCAAGTGCGCTACCCAGAGATCATGGCATATACCATAGAGCCTCTCCCTATCCTTTAATAGATGCTCTATAGTCGAACTATAAATAGGACAGCAATCATGATCACCCACCCTCTCTTGAAGGTCAGCAACGGCCTCTAATAGCTCATCCGGGCCCGCTTCTAATAGCTCGCACAGATCTGTAATGAGATCATGGTGTTTATTGTACTTCATTCTCCCCTTCCTCTCTTTTCGACTGCCCATAGGGACGGATTTTAATCTTATTAATTCGGGCATACATGGTGTAGTTATCTGCTAGTAGCTTCTCCACCGTTCGTAATAACTTCGGTGGTGGAACTTTTAACATGACACAGAGATCGCGCACCATATCGAATCGCTCCATGAGCTCATCGTACTCGGCTTTAGTCACTATCATGGGATCTCTTTTCGGGTACGGTTTCGGTTTCTGGATACTTATCCAATACTACAACTATCTTGCCCTCTCCCTGACCTTCTTTCTGAGCGATCTCTTTTCTGTAGGCGCGGTATTCTGGATCATAAAGGGCATAGGTTCCCATCACGATGGATGAGTTAAATTTATTCATGAGGCCCATGCGCTCTCTGCGATTACAGATAATCTGTCTTGCAATGTCGATCGCCTTACGCATTCCTTCATGTCTCTGCGCTGCTTCATAGAGCCGAGCCTTAGGCAATCCCGATATTTCACAGAATCCACCCAGACTAATAGCCTCATCCTGCTGACACCATAAAAGAAGATCGTGTGTGAGCATGTCTAATTCTTGGTCAGTTCTCGGAGTAAGCCGAAATCTCTCTCTATGAGGAAATTGATAAACAGGACCGGTACGCTCTGTATTACTAACTGCGTTTTCTGGATTTGATTTCTTACGAGCCATATACTCACTCCGCGCTGATGACTTTGATAATAAACTCGGTACGCGGCTGGTGGTCATAGCACTTCTTCGCGTTAATGGAAGCAATGAGACAGTCATCGTTAAAGAGAATGCCCGTTGCTACGTCCTCGATGAACTTAATAAGATTACTCAGATCCGGTCGATAGGTATGTAATTTACCCGCCATCGTAGCGAGCTTGGCTTTAGATATTGCCTGTGGAAAGGGAAAGTAGAAGGTCACGTCGAAGTGCAACGCTCCCTGAAAAGGAGGACGATGACCGTGCTGCTGGGTTAACTGAAGCCCACAGTGCATTTTGATCTGCTTCTGAGAATCCCAGGGCCTTCTGCCCTTTGCCATACGAGCTCGCAAGAGCGGTACTGGATCCCCAGGGATCACGTAGAGAAGAGACTCTGACATGAACACCTCCAAATTGCCCACTACACGTCAATACTCTTCGTCCCCATGTTCTTCTTCCACTCTGCTATAACTTTTAACCTGAGTCAATTTCGATGAAGATTTGGGCTTAGGAAGTTCGTTGGGGATCTTACCCTGGGAAAGCTGAAGAGCTACCTCGTATGTGATGATCTCAGAGATCGGCTGTGGCTCGACTTGTTCTCGAGGAAGCGGTGGTTCATATCTACGTGGAGTATCAAATTGCCGAGGTGGTCCATAGTCTATCGGCCTCATGCCCAAGGCTGCCTTTCTGGCGTCACTTCGAGCCTGGACCTCTTCAGAGGATTGTGGACCGAGAGGCCCAAGCTGCTGAGCCTCGAAAATAATGCCGGGATATTTATTGGAAAGATCGATGAGAAGCGCTTGCCGTAGCTCTTCGGTAGCTCCTACTCCCTTAGGGGCAAAGAGATACGTCCTCGCATCTTTGAGCAACTGCTCACGGGTCGGTTCGGGCCTTTGAGGAATAACCGTAGGTTGGGGGATATACTCCTCTTTCGGCTTACTACCCGTTTCTTTTTTAAAAACCGCCCCCGAACCCTTCGCGGAGAAGGGCTGCTCATCGGGGGTTTCAAATGTCATTCGCGCCCCGTCTGGCATATGGTGTCGCTCCTTGAGCTCCTCCAAGTATTTCCAGTTCGGCTCAATGTTATTAATCTGGCACCATCGACCGCATACCGTGAAGAACCAAGCGAATCTGTCCTTCGGCTTATTCCTGGATTTTTTATACTGATCTGTAGCGTAGAGAATAGCTCCATCGGGGAATGCCGAAAGCTTTATCTGCCCAAATTTAGTCAGATTCAGAAATTTTAGTTCGCGGATCACTTGCGAGATCCCACCATACTCTGCCATCGGTCTCCTTACGCTCTGGCTCTTCGTAGTCTTTAGCTTCGAAGTATTCTTGATATAGTCATACGGTTTAGTCTCTTTACCCGTTATATAGTCATGAGATTGAGTTACAGACGGGAGATTTATAAATAAATTATTTCTTAGGCGGACATCATCACTTTGTACGGTAGGGTTAGGGGAAAACAGAAAGAAGATCGCGAGGAACTTGAAGGTCGGACATACGTTAGCAAGGGCACGGCGTACGTCACAATCCTGGAATATATCTGCCATCTTATAGAGCAGTGAATTATTCCATCGCTGGTAGGTAGAGACGAATCCTGCCTCGCGTAGACGGTCTAGGCTGCGGCGCACGGTGCGGTCAGTTAACTTAGTAAGTTCGGCGAGGCGCTTCTGGGAGGGGAAAGTGATAGAAAAATTATGAGTAAATGCCGCCAGGGCGTTCAAAACCTTGAGATCGGAAGGGAGTAATATAACCCCATAATCCGCCACAATCCGCTCTTTGCTATACGCCGAAACAGGAATCATGAGCTTGCAGTATTGCTTTTCCGCTGAGATGCCCTTATAATAAGGCTTAGTTACATGATTATTCATGGCTGACATCCTTCCAATACGGAATGAGGTCGGTTGAGAATCAGTGGTCTACTGAACCTTGGCGCGCTTGGTGAAGTTAGAGAGCTAGATTTGAACTTATTCGTCATATAATCTGCAGGTTTTATGGTTGGGTCTGCGTGCATGGTTACTGTTCTGTCTTATCTCGGGAAGAGAAAATGATTAAATAATGTAGGCGCTATTTGTAGTAGTGCCTATTTTATTATCTATTCACCAAATTATGTTCGATCTCTCATTTTATACTATTCTCGCAGTATTTTGTCTACTCGCCGAGTGAGGCTTCCTGCTTCCGAACCCAGCAATCTATCGACCACAATATGCGTAATTCCACCTTACGATTCCCTTTTAAGAATGCATTAAGGGTGACGGGGGAGATCCCTATTTCCCATGCCAAGTTGGAAAAATTAGGCATCTTAATTCTATGGTATACCTTCCGCAAGCGGTCGCGGACCTCATCCTGGTCCTCTAAATACTCCATGACTATCTTCATTACCTGCTCATCGATCATAAAATACTCCTTCGAGTGCAATATATATATTATATATTTTAATATAGTATGTTAAAATAAGTAAGTGATGATTAGCGATCCTGGAGGATATGCAATGGACAGAAGTAACGAAATATTGGCAGCGATACAGACGCTACAGGATGAAGTAAGGCGATTGCGTAGCAGTGCCTCAAATTTGGCCCATGCTGGAAGATCTACTGAGATCAATGAGTTAGCCTCGGCGCTCGCCAAAGCTCAAGCTGAGATGAAATTAGCAGGACTAGATTCGGCGAACCCATACTTTAAGAGCAGGTATGCCGACTTTGCATCCATCGTGAAGGCTTCGAGGCCTGCGCTGACTAAGCACGGGCTCTGTGTGACGCAGCAGATTATTATGGGGGAAGAGGGGCAGAATATTTTACTTACCAGGTTATTACATGCATCGGGCCAGTTCTTGGAATCCATGATGCGCATTATCCCTGCCAAGAATGATCTTCAGACGCTTGGTAGCTATCTAACTTACCTGAAGCGATATGCGTATGCTGCTATCGTGGGCGTGGTCGCTTCTGACGAAGATGACGATGGCGAGGTAGCGATGGCCCCTGCGCGCACGAAGCAGGAGAAGGGCGTGGAGCTGAATACGAAGTATGACCCGCGTGAAGAATCGCATGAATTAATTTCTAAGGACCAAATAGCCGAAATCGAATATGAGCTTGCGGCTTATCCAGATATCGCAGAAATGGTGCTCGATGGTCTCAAGCTGCATTCTATTGCTGATATGCCGAAATCCAAGTATCGTGCTTCCATAGAACGTATACGAGCGATAAAGAATGCTCGGAACGGAGTAAAGTGAGGGCACCGCTATGGTGAATCCACCCAAGATACTGTATCGGTATGGCATGCCGAATAAGTTTGATCAGGCGCCACATGGCACCATCTGCAGAGCCGAATTGGGGTCGGACGGTCAGGTGGAAATATATAAACAGGTTTGTCAGGACGAGGAAAATCCCCTCTGGGAATTGCAAGACCCTAAAGGGTACGAGTCGGTCGTCACTGCTGGTGAGTAATCTAGAACATTACTCATTATCCTAAACCGACCCTGGGCCTTCCTGTTCATTCTACTGTAGGAAGGCCTAGGGGGATCAAAAATACTAACAGCGTAGTATGCGCTCTCATCACTAGAGAATACATCGATCTAATCGATAGATCTACTTAATCATCTCAGCTCACTCGGAATCCTGAGGCCCATGTGATCAATGGACTCGCAGATCCCAGCACGGTTACGCCCAGCGGACCGCCACTTGTCGTGGTGTACGAGGCAACGAACGTCACCTGATCGCCACCATTGAGCGTAGTAGTCGCCGTACAGACCGGAGTAAGGAGCTGGTTAACTGTTCCAGTGAGGCCATCAACTGGCTGGCTATAAAAGGTAAACGCTGGCGTCACTATTTTATTCGCAGCGAAGATAGTGGTACTGTCATTATTCCTGATAGCCGTTGTCAGCTGGAAGCTATACACGCCCGTTGCCGGAGCCGTAAAGACTGCCGGAAGGCCTGCGCCGCTTCCCGCATAAAAATCACCACCTGTATCCGTTGGAACCACAAGTGCCTGCAGCGTGCCTAGCGTGTAATCGGGAGAGGCGAGAAATAATCCTGCCTGATCCACTGCTTGATATGCCATGAAGGACGCAGGAATAACCCCAGCCGCCTGCACTAAGAAGCCAGAGCAGTAAGTCGTTAATGGAGTTGTATTTCCCAGAACTCGGCCACCTGGTCCTGAGAAAATGTTCACCTCGAAGGTAACCACATCTCCTATATTCAGATCAGCACACACCGTCGTTGAGGCAGTAATGTTGGTAGAGTTGGGACTTGAGCCACTAAAGGACACTGAGGAGCCGCGGTAGGTCTTACTTGGCGTAACGATTAATACATCGCCAAAGAGCGTAGTAGATCTGGAGGGCTGGTTATTCCAGTCAGCAGTAAACTGCAGGAAGTATTTCCCCGTCACTGGAGCGGTAAAGGTAGCTGGGCCGCCAACACCATCTCCGGGAAAGAAGTTGCCTCCCACATCAAAGTCTTCGGTAAGGACGACTGCGGATCCCAGATCATAAGTAGTTCCCAGAAATGAAGCAGTAGTCGCCTGATGCGCCAAGAAGGCACAGCTTGTTCCACCACCACCACCGCCACCAGTCGCTTCGATCGTGATGCTATTCGCGCCGTTGATAATATTCACGTTAGAGCCGGCAGTTAAGTTCCTCCAGAGCGGCGCGCCACCGGTAGAGCCGATGAGCACCTGGCCGTTATTGCCCTTATCAGAGAATAAGAGCCCGGAGTTATCACTCTGTACCACGCCCTCAGAGAAGTTATTAACGGTGACATTGCCATTAAAGAGCGCATTGCCTGTGAATTGGCTCGCACCGCCAACGTTTAAGGTTGTTCCGACAACGAGACTGCCTGCAAGAGTAACGCTCGGATCAAGGTTAACGGTGACCGTATTCCCTGCACCAGTAGTGCCAATGTTAGTGCCACCCAGAATACGCAGGACTCCAGCCGCCTCAGTTGCGGTTCCCGAATCGGTTGGGAAGTTAATGGCACCTCCACCCCCTCCGCCGACGGCAGAAAGGTCGATGGAATTGGGGCCATTCGTAATCGTGATCGATGAATCGAGGGAGGTAAGATTCGCCCACGCAGGATCTGCGCCCGTTGCGGCGATGATAACCTGGCCATCAGTTCCGTTCGTGCTCGAGAGAATGCCTGAGGCATCACTCTGGACCACGCCGCGACCGAATGAAGTAACCCGTACCCCCGCATCGAACTCAGCATTCCCTATAAAGAGACTGGTGGTTCCTACTGATAAGCTACCCGCCAAGCTGATAGATGGATCTAAGTTAATAGTAACCGTATTGCCTGCGCCCGTTGTGCCAATATTGGTGCCGCCATGGATAATAATTACTCCCGCTGCTGGCGTAGCTGTTCCCGCGTCAGTATTAAACTGCTCAGAAAAGGTCCCCGCCAAGGAAATAGTAATCGTATTGCCTGCGCCCGTTGTAGTGACATTGCCATCACCCAGGATATTTAATACGCCTCCCGCTTCATTGGCCACACCAACGTCTGCGGGGAAGGTATTTGCACCACCACCGCCACCGCCGGGATATAACTGAACCCAGGTTGCAATACCGGCCTCTAAGGCGACGAGCATCCAGATCTCTTCCGAGACGCTGTGACCACTCACTAACCAAAAGGTGCCGATATTAAAGTTTTGATAGTCGTTCACGGTCGGGGAACGGTCTTTTACAAAGAGCGGGGCAGGGGTGTTTGGCTCCACCCCCACATATGCGAGTGGGTTGATCCCACTCAATCGTTTCGCTGATACCATCATATCTCCTAATCACACATGGCTAATTTGGAGAGCGTTCCCACTTTGCGCTCAAGCTCAGCCACCTTCTCAGCGAGGCCGAAGATGGTGCGCTCGTGCATATCGATGACCCTGAAGGCCATCTGTAGCTCATTGAGCATCAGCACGGGAAGCGCGTCGTATCGTACCGTAAGCGCTTGGCCCTCATTATGGACCACGAGCTCTGGCATGACCTTCTCAACTTCTTCAGCGATGAGTCCCATCTGTCTGCGCTTCTCTTTATCAGCCTTCATCGTGAAGGTAACGGGACGGAGATTATGGATCACATTGCTAATAGCACCCATATCTTCGATGTTATCCTTAAAGCGGCGAGAGGAAACAACCGTACCCAACTGACCCGTATTATCTACGTTCACCGGAATGCCGGTGCCACCAATCGTGATGCCAAAGATGCCTGCAATGGTACAGAGAGTGGTTACCCCTTCGCGGCCGATGTGGGTCGCGTTAGATTCTCCCAGGGTGCCGTCGACCAGTGAGCCGATCAGAATGTTATTAGACTCTGCGCCCGCATACGACTGTCCTGTCGCGTACCCAATCATGGTGTTATTAGAACCAGTATCAAGGCCCGCGGCGCCTGACCCGACCCCGATTCCCACGTTCTGGCTACCAGTCGTGAGATCTTCTATCGCATTCGCACCAATGGCTATATTCGAAGTGCCTGTCGTTAAGCTGTTAATAGCCCCGGAACCGAATCCTGTGTTGGCAGTTGCCGCAGGATCTATAACCGATGGATCTCCCGATCCGCCACCAAATGCGTTCGCATTGGCAGTAGAATTACCCGAATGTAGGAAAAGAACTCCGTTGAGAGTAATTAATCCCTCTGTGAGCGCCGCATTACTCTCTGGCAGCGTAAGGCTGCCTGCGAGTATATCAACATCGCCCGTAGTCGCAGAGAAGCCCGTCCCAGCAGTCATGCTTCCAGAAATAGAAACGGTGTCGTCTAGATTAACGGTGACTGTCGCAGCCGCTGCGGAAGTGTTTATATTACTTCCTCCAGCAATCGTCACTGTCGCGCCAGTAGCCGAACCTACATCGCCATCAAGTGTTACGATGCCTGCCATGCCCGCAGCAGATAAATCTATTGTGTTTGGACCATTCGTTATGGTAACGGTGGTGTCGATCGACGTGATATTGGCCCATGCAGGAGCGCCCGCAGTAGAGCCTATCAGTACTTCACCATCGTCGCCCTTACTTGCGCTCGCGTTACCGCCGCCATCTATCTGAAGAACGCCAGTAGCGCCCAGGCCAGAAAAGATAACTGCATTACCCGTCGCCTCGAAATCATTAACCACGATGCTGTCATCGAGATTAATGGTGAGAGTGTTGCCCGCACCTGCGGTATTTATATTAGTGCCGCCCAGGACATTAAGCACGTCTGCCACTGGGACAGCGATACCCGCGTCAGTTGGGAACGTTGCAGCGGCCCCTAAGGATGGATAAATCTGAACCCAGGTAGCAATATTTCCTACAAGGGATACGAGCATCCATACTTGTGATCCCGTCACAATCCAGAGTGTCCCGATATTATTATTCTGTACGTCGGCCGGGGTCGGGGGAAAGGGTTGTACAACTAATTGGGGTGGGGCCGTTGGCTCGACACCCATATATGCTAAGGGATTTATACCCGTTAATTTCTTACCAGTAGCCATTATTGACCCTCCTGAATGGGAGCTGAGAATAAATCGCTGGCAGGGTCATATACATACCCCACCTCTGCGCGATTAGATCCTCGAACTGCCTGTAGACCAGCTGGGGGCGCCCATTGCGAGACTCCATCCCAGATTACTACGCCCGTTACTACATTATCCGCGTCTATTAGTGCGTATCTATACATAGCCTCTCCTAGAAGTGTTCAACGACGATAATCTGGCCATCCGCACCATCTCCTCCAGCGCCGGAAGTGGTTCCTGTGATAGAGCCGCCTCCACCACCGCCGCCACCGCCAGGAGAGCCACCCTTCCCGCCCACTCCCCCAACGAGTCCTGTGTGCTGACCACCGCCGCCGCCACCGCCAGATCCTCCAGAAATCCATCCGAGGCTTACGGACCCGGTTATGCCGTTACCGATAAGGCCATCAATACTTGAGCCGCCTTCTATGCCACCCGCGCCGCCCGCTATAACGACAGTAGTGGTATCAAGTTGCGTGACGGGCTGTCCGTTCGCTGCCTGGCGAGCGGTTCCTGAATCCGCACCGCTTCCGCCGCCTCCGCCAGACGTTATAGGGGTTCCTGAAGGCGTGGTCGAAGCAACGTTACTGCCTGTTCCCCCGGGGTTAGTACCGAAAGCGCCAGCCCACATCAGGCGCCCACCCACCGAGGTTCCTCCAGATACAGTCGTAGTGGTTCCTCCGCCACCGCCGCTCGAAGTTTGAGCAGCGCCAATAATATTTCCTATGGATGATCGAGTTCCGGGGTTTCCAGGGTTGCCATTAGTTCCCGCGCCGCCCTGAGTTGCTCCACCACCGCCGCCAGCCCCTATAGTCACAGAAACTGACGTGTCGAAGTAATTAGCAGGAGACTGCATAAAGACGCAGCCACCCCCTGCTCCACCACCACCGCCCCCAGCGGCAGTAGAAGCTCCCTGGCGACCACTTCCCCCTCCGCCACCTCCGTTGAAGATATACACGGTGATAAGCTGCGCGCGAGAGTCCTTTGTGAAGGTGCCGCTCGCGTTAAAAGTAGTGATTTTAGTACTGTTATTTATCGCATTATTCGTTGCCATTAGACCACCGTTAAGTTGCCGATTGAACTTCTAACTACAAAATCAGTGTTGGCTGTGATGCAGACGATCTCGAATGAGTCGTAACGATTGGTAGAGGCTAGTGAGCCACCAGCTCCGGTCGTCGTATTCACCGATCCGAAATGTATCGTCTGGCCACTATTCTGTGCTACGAGCCAGCCGCCAGATCCTTTGCCCACAATGGCCATGAGATCCCCCAATGCCGCAGTAGCCGGCAACGTCGCCGTTACAGTGCCTGCGTTATTGAGGATGTAGCCATGACCAACGGCCATAGCCTGCGTGGTCCCCGTCTGCTCAGACCAGGTGAGCCCACCGCTCGATGGAACCGCTTGGAAAGTAGGAGCCACGCCTGCGCCATTACTCGTAAGCACCTGTGTCGCTGTGCCAACTGCTGTGGTCACTAAGCGGGTGCCATCGTAATAGACGACGCCGTCAGTATTAGTCATTGAGGTCGCATTAGTGCCGCCGTTAGCGATCGCCAGGGTTCCTGTAAGCGTCTCGGTAGTTCCAGCTCCCGAAAAGGTAAGTCCGGTGGTGCCACCCGTAAAGGTGAATGAATTCCCCGTAAGCGCTCCGCCACTATTCCCTGTGATAGAAATAGATGATGCAGGAGCCGCCTGAAATGTAGGAGCAACGCCTGCACCATTACTCGTGAGCACATTGGTAGCCGTGCCGACTGCTGTAGTTACTAGTCGAGTGCCGTCGTAGTAGACCACGCCATCAGTATTCGCCATGGAAGTTGCGTTAGTTCCGCCGTTAGCGATTGCCAATGTTCCCGATAGAGTCTCAGTGCCTCCAGCCCCGCCGAAGCTCAGGCCAGTCGTTCCGCCAGTAAAGGTGAACGCCGCGCCAGTGAGTGCGCCACCAGTATCTCCTGTGATAGAGATGCTACTCGCAGGTAACGTCGCGTATGCTGGAGCAACGCCAGCGCCGCCTGAGCGTAGGAATTGCCCCACGGTTCCAGTAGCTGTGGTGACTAGTCGGGTTCCGTCATAGTAAACGGTGCCGTCAGTAGTCGCGAATGAGGTTGCGTTGGTACCTCCATTGGCTACCGCAAGGGTTCCACCTAGAGTTTCGGTTGTTCCTGCACCAGCAAAGGTTAATCCGCTTGTGCCACCAGTAAAGGTGAAGCTACCACTAGTGAGCGCGCCGCCGCTGTCGCCCGTAATAGAGATAGAGGCGCCCGCTGCAGTCTGAAACGTCGGCAATATGCCAGCGCCATTACTCGTGAGGAGTTGGCCAGCCGTTCCCACCGAAGCAATCGACTGGAGAGCAGCCGTAGAAGTCGTTCCGCCCGTAATAACCGCGTAAGGAGTGAATGAGGCATCTCCGGTGCCCCCCTCGACCACTGGTTGAGGAGATATTCTTTTATATGCCATTAGTAGACCTCATAGCTAGAGCCATTGAAAATTAAATCCACCGCTTCATAATTCGTGTTCATCACAAAACTTGTAGACCCATCAATGAGCACCACGCCGCCAACGGTAGTGATCGTGATATTACTCGCGGCACTCGTTCCCAAAGAATCCTTAACCGCGAAGATACGTCCCGTGGCTGGCGCATTAGGGAAGAGAAGGGTAACGGCGCCTCCACTGGTATCTACCGCTAGGTAGTAATCGGTCGAAAGCACTGTATACGGAGAGGCCGCATTATTAACGGATACTATCTGTACCACATATGGAGCGGGGATCGCCTGAGAGCCGAGCTGGCCATTACTATCAATGGTGGCTATATTGAGGCCGCCACCGCCAGGAGTAACGCCATAGATGCCCGCTATAAACGTAGTATCCTGCTGTCCCGATCCAGAGCCCTGGGTGCCGATGCGAATAGTGTTGCCATCTGCGAGCACGCCATTATTACCGATTAATATGTTATCTGATTCGGTAGTCGTGTAGTTACTGCCAGCGCCAGCTCCAAGAGCTATATTGGTAGATCCGGAATCCAATGCCGCGAGGGCAGAGATGCCGAGCGCGGTGTTGGTGCTGGCGGAAGTAGAAGCGCCCATGGCATTCGTGCCGACGATAGAGTTATTAATGCCGCCGAGCAGCGATGCTCCCGCATTAAATCCTATCGCTGTATTGCCGCTACCCGTGGTAACTGCGTTTAAATTGCCCGCACCGAGCCCTGTATTAGCTACGCCGACAGCAGGAGTATGGGTAGTCGCAAAGGCGGAAGTGCCCAGGACTGTATTAAAGTCGCCGTCAGTAAACGTAAGCGTCAGCGTTGAGACGTTATCACCCGTGATGAGCGGAGTTCCTTCAGCCGTCGAAGAGATAACGTTGACTGTAGCGCCTGTCGCATTGCCCGTATTGCCATCAAGTTCAGTAATAGCTCCGGCCGCTGGAAGTGCCTGGGATCCCAATTGGCCGTTACTATCAATAGTCGCCATATTGAGACCGCCGCCACCAGGAGTGACCCCATAAATGCCAGCGATATAGCAGGCATTTTGCTGCTGCGTGCTCGACCCCGAGACTCCTATGCGTATCGCATTACTTTCTGAGTTAACTCCGCGGTTTCCGATGAGGATGTTATTACTCTCGCTACCCGCAGTCATCAGGTTTCCCGTACTGGTCCCGATCCCGATATTGTATTCACCGCCCACAATATGCTGTAATGCACCAACGCCGACCCCGATATTACTCGCGCCCGTGGTAAGATCTTGCAGCGTAAAGGCGCCCAGTGATACGTTAGTGGCTGCAGTAGTTATGCCCGTTGCCGTATTAGTGCCAACGAGGGTGTTATATTGCGCCTGCGTGAGATCAAGTGTCAGATTTGCTACATTCTGGCCGAGGAAGGTATTGCCTGTGCCCAAAGTGCTCAGAAAGACTAGACCGTTGGTGATCAGAAATCCCTGAGTCCCGGCAGCATTTGATGCCGGTATCGTAATATTGCCCGCAGAGACCTGTAGATTCCCATTGCCCACGACCACATTGCCTGACCCATTAGGGGTGAAGGTGATGTCGCCATTCGCAGCGGGATCTATGGTCATCTGAAGTGGCGTCCCGCCTGGCGTAGCATTGGGGCTCAACGATACGACAAACTTTAATTTGCCCGAATCGCCCAGGTCTAACCCTATGGCAGCTGAGGACGTGCCCGTTATTTCTTCATAGACATACGGGCTACCATTATCTCTAAATCCTAATTTTCCCATGGTAGCTCCTAAAACTGATAGTAGAATTCATAATCGGCTATCCAGTTCCAGGTCTGGCCCGCAACGCCGATCACATTAATCTCTGCCATCTCAGTTCCTATATTTACTGAGCCAGAGATGTCTGCCGTAGAGGTTGTGTTGGCACTGATGATAGGAGCTCCCACTATGGTCACGTCTCCACCGGCCGGTCGGAGGACGGTAAAAATAACTTCACCACCCCAGGCATCAGCAAAGTTGTCTCGCAGACCATTAATAACCGCCTTAATGGTGATCATCTCGCTATCATTCACAGGCAGAGAGATGATATTGACGGTCACTAATCCGACGGTTTGTGCAGAAGCAGCGCCCGCATTGGTCTGGGAAATGGTGAGCGTACTAGTTCCTGGGTTCCCAGTAACGGTAAGGACTCCAGTTCCTACTACGTTAATATTATTACCAGTAGGGCCTACTGGCCCCCCGGTATTGCCCGTAAGTGTTTCGACGACAGTAGGTGGGACTGGCCCACCTCCAGACCTTTGTAATATTTGACTCATCAGGACTCCTAAGCAGCTTCTGCGGCGTATACAACTTCCAGGTAAACCGCGCCAGAAGAAGCAGGCGTGCCGTTATCCTTCACATAAAAACGAGAGCCTTGGGCGAGATAGAATCCTCCCCCTGGGCCCTTATTACTCGTGAAGTCATAGATTCGCGCCTGCCCAGCAGGAATATAGACATGATCAGTGACGCCATTAAAGGAGCCGAATACATCGGTATCGGTAAGATTTTCTACTACTATTTGGTGGGCTGGATTATCGAGCACCGTCCCTACCCCGGCATAGACGCCAGAGATAGAGCCGAACGCGAGACTCCTGAGCGGCTCCCAGGCTACTCGGATTGAGATTGCATACATAGGCGCTCCTTAACTGATGTCTGGTTGATAGTAGCCAGCAAGATAGACGAGCCCTGCGCCAGCAGCACCGCGTACGTATATTACCGTTCCTTGAGCCATAGCAGCGCTTGAAGTATTGGGCTTAGCATTCGCCTGGAAATCCAGTTGAAGTCGCTCGCCCGGGAAGAGATGGTCATGAGCAGTCGCCCCGCCATCGTAACTAATATCTATTTCTCGATTTGATGAATTAATAATTCTCAAGATCACACAGGGGGCCTGAAGCCCCCCGTTTAATGGCACGAAACCACCTGTGAACGTTGCAGAATTTACAGAAGTAAGCGGAACCGCTTTTATGTAATTCTTTACGGCCATATCATTCCTATTTCTAGGACTGAACACCAGCATCCGTTTTCGCGGCGTCCTCGGCGTTCGCTTTCTGGACGGCGAGCGCTTTCGCGTTATCCTCCATCTGCATCACCTGCATCCGTATATCGTCGAGGGCCTTATAGACCTCTTCGTAGGGAGCAGCCCAAGGAATCCCGAAATCGTAAATACGGTTTTCAATCGCATGAACAACTTTAACTATTGCGTACAGATCCATAAGATCCTCCGGATTAAAGGGGGTAGACTAACCAAGCGGCAGTCTAACTCGCCTAGGCACCAGTGACAATAAATGTCCACACCATGGCGCCTGTGGTATTAATCCAAGCCCGGTCATTTACCCCGGCACCCGCTGTGTTGAGATAGAGGGACCCCTGGGCTGCGGCTAGGGCACCGTTAGGATCACCCGCTCCCGCATAGATTCCCACGCCATTCACAATGAAGCTTCCTGCGGTCGCCTCAATATTGCCGGCCGTGGCCACAATATTGCCGGCGGTCGCTGTAATATCTCCCGCAACTGCAGTGATGTTACCCGTTGCGGCGTCAATATCCCCGCCCGTAGCAGTAAGACCATTCGCTGCGCTTACGTTGCCCGCTAGCGCATCTATATTTCCCAAGGTGGCTACGATATCGCCATTAGAGGCCACAATGTTGCCGTTAGTCGCGGTGATATCCCCGTTAGTCGCGGTGATCGCATTCGTGGCGTTTACATCATTTCCCGCATCTACATCGCCTGCGGTTGCAGTAATATTGCCCGCAGTCGCTACGATATCGCCAGCGGTGGCTATGATATTTCCTAAGTCGGCTGTAATATTTCCACCCGTTGCCTCAAGGGAGAAGAAAATGCCAGCGCCTGTTCCGGCAGATGCCCACGTCGCCACATTAGCTACGATCGATGTTAAAACAAAGTAGGAATTGGTGGCGGTATTTACCCACTGGGTGCCGATTTGCGCCTTATCGTTGGCGGTAGGATCCCGCTTCGAGATAATAGATAATGGTGGTTCCGGGATGAGGGCTTGGGTAAGGCCGTACGACACCTGTTGATATTGTGCTACACTCACGTCTTTCTCCTTAAATAGAGAGATGATAGGTTAGCTCCCAGTAAGATAGAGTCACGCGAGTTACACAATGCGATTATTGACAATGTGTACACATGGTGTACAATATTATTAAGTAGTAAAGGAGCTACATGATGAAGAAACGGCTTAATAAGAAGCGTCTTGCGGTAGATTTACCAATAGAAATTCATAATGAGATAAGAGAACAGGCCGAAAAGCGACGCTGCACGATAACGAAATACATCATATGCGTCCTGCGCCGGGTAATCCAGGAAGAGAAGAGATATGAGTGAAATAGAAGTAATGTTTCCGGATTTCGGAAAATGGGTAGCGAGGCCAGCAATGATCTTAGGGGTTATGCTAATCGTGCTCTATGCACTCTCTCACTATTACCATGATGCGTGGGTAGCCTTTTTTCTATTGGGGGCGCTAACGCTCCTAGCGGTCGTGGTAGCCGCAATATGTATACCGCTGGGTAAGTATATTAGGGATGCGAAAGCAAATGGAACTATTACCGAGAGGGATGAGTTCTGGGCTTGCGTAATACTACTCGCTGTCTATCTCATGCGTAGATAGTTATATAGATTCTCCGCTTTTAAACTTCTGCGCTAAGGCATCAAGCTGAGGAGCTATTCGATCTTCCACCAAAGTATCGAGATTGGCTGGCCTTTTCCCGCCGTTTTCTTTAATAATCTGGTCCATAGCCTTCTTGCGCAATATCGCTGCCTCGTTGAATGAACGAAGATTTGTAATCACCCGCCGCTTTCCCTCATCAGACTGGGACAGGGTCGGGACGGTAGCTAAAAAAGTCTGGACATCATAGTTAGTAAGCCTAGAGCCAAAGGTTTCCTTAGCGTCCTTAAGGAAGTCATTGCTGAGCTTCTTGAACTCTTGCGACTGAGGAGATAATAGAGCACTCGCAGCGCCACTTAATCCCTCTCCGATCCCCTTGCCAATTTTAGTGCCCACATAGCCGCCCCCACCAACTCCTAATGCGCCACCTGCTAATCCAAGATAGGCTCCTATAGCCCCACCTACTGCCTCGGAAACCCCAGGTATATTATCAAGAATACTTACGGAAAGCGCGCTGTTGAGCTTGCCCTCTTTTATAAGCTGCTCCATGCGATCGAGA